TTTATCAGTTACTAATGTAGTTAACAGTCTAAAATTCCCATCTGTGTATTTATTCATGCATACTACGCATACACCGGGGGGTGGCACACGCCCATACGCCAACAAATGCGTGTATATGCGTGTAAATATGTGTGTTTGCACCTGCAAAATGCGTGATTGTGCATATGTATGCATTGTTTTCTTTAGAAAACCTAGCAATATCAATGCTTTAGCATTGCTTGACAACTCATTTACTATCAGTTGCCATGCTTTAGCATGATTATAGTGTGATATTTTTGCAACACTATCACAAAATGACGAGATGATGCACGAAACTACTACCCCTCTAGGGTAGTGTGGTCAGTCCGATATCGGACAGTTTAGATACTACGTATCTACATTTAATGCTTGACAACTCGATACAGAACCTTATATATTTTTTAGCTATGAGCTATTTGTGAATAGCTAAAAAATAATATAAAAAGGAGAACAACATGGCTAAATCAAAATCTAAACCTCTTTCACAAGATGAGCTAAAAGCTCTCGGTGTTAATCTTGCAAAGCAAGATGCTCAAGAGACAAAGTCTCTCAAGGCTAAAACAACTAAAGTTGTTAGGAATACTGATAGTATTGACTATCAGTTGGGTAGACTTCAGTATGACATTCTCAAATTAGAGAATGTTAAAATCATTAGCAAGGAACTTGCTAAAAAGTATGGTATTCATACCATTGACCGAAGAAGAAGAAGCGAAGCCTTA